GCCCTTCTTCATGCCCATCGCTATCAATCAGCACAAGATGATGGCGATGGGCATGAAGAAGGGCGGTAAGGTCAAGAAAGTCAAAAAGATGCGCTACGGCGGGTCTTGCGGCTAATCGATGCCTACCTCCGGCACAACAGACTTCAACCTATCGATTGATGATTTGGTTGAAGAAGCATTTGAGCGTTGCGGCATGCGGCCGACGAGCGGCTATCAGCTCAACTCCGCACGTCGCTCGCTCAATTTGCTGTTTCTGGATTGGGCCAATCGTGGCTTGAATCTTTGGACCATTGAGCAGGCTACGTACACCCTGACTCAAGGAACCAATGAAATCAGCCTCGCTGCCGATACGGTCAATGTCTTGGAGGCGATCATTCGCCAGAACAACCAAGGCATTAACAGCGATGTGTACATCGAGCGTATCAGCCGAGAAGACTGGTTGAACGTCCCTGACAAGACAACGCAAGCTCGTCCGGCACAGTTTTATGTCCAGCGAACCAACATTCCGAAAGTGTTCTTCTACCCGGCGGCCGACCAGACATATACCTTTGTCTACTATCGGATTCGTCGGATTCAAGACGCTGGCGCGTACACCAATGATGCGGACATTAATTTTCGCTTCCTGCCGTGTCTTGCGTCGGGACTGGCTTACCAGTTGTCGTTGAAGTTTGCGCCGGATCGTACGGCGGCACTCAAGGCGATTTACGAAGAGGACTTCAACCGCGCCGCCATGGAAGATCGGGATACTGCCAGTGTGCAGTTCATCCCAGACATGGGGGTCTAAGTGGCCTACGCAACCGGCAAATTCTCCTACGGACTGTGCGACTATTGTGGGCAGCGATATGCCTACAACACCCTGCGCAAGAACTGGCAGGGGTACATGGTTTGTCCGGACGACTACGAGCCGAAAGAGCCGCAGCTTGAGCCGTTGCGTTACCGGGGTGACGCGATCGCTCTGCGCGATCCGAGGCCCGATCGCATTGAACCAGTTTCCGTGTACGTTGGCGCGCCCGGCTTTACGGCTTTTCAAAGTTACGGCTCTGCTCGTAACACGAACGATATGCGGCCCTACATCGAGGGCCAGGCTTTGATCGCTCAAGGCGTAGTGGGGTCAGTTCTGGTGGCTACATCATGACGTACGACGAATTAGTCACGAACATTCGGAACTACACCGAGGTGAACTCTAACGTGTTCACCAATGCGGTGATCAATACGTTCATCACGATGGCGGAGAACCAAATTCTTCGCGAGATCGATCTTGACGTGTTCAAGCTCGAAGCCACCGCCAACATGACGTCAGGCAACAAGTTCCTGACCGCCCCGAGTGACATCCTGACCCATCGGTACATGATGATCACGTCGAACAACAACCAGATCTTCTTGGACTTCCGTGATACGTCGTTCATGAAGGAATACTGGCCGAACGGCAACACGACTGGCGTGCCCAAGTACTACTCGGTGTGGGATCAAAACACGTTCTACATCGCACCCACCCCGAACTCAAACTACGTGGTGGAGCTAGGCTACATCTACCGCCCGGCGCAGTTGTCACCGGCGACCCCGACGACCTGGATCAGCACGAATGCTCCGGAAGCCCTGCTTTATGCCTGTTTGATTCAGGCCTACAGCTACACCAAGGGCCCGGACAACATGCTCCAGTACTTCCGCAATTCGTATCGCGAAGCGATACAGGGCCTGGGCATCGAGCAGCAGGGACGCCGCCGCCGCGACGAGTACCGCGATGGTATGATTCGTATGCCGCTTAAATCGGAGTCGCCCGGTCCATGATCAATGTTTCATCGCCCGTTTTAGTTGGCGGGGTACAAGTCCAAACTACCCAGTTCCGTGGGTGGTCGACGGAAGAGCTTGCCCAGCGAGCGGCTGACAAGATCGTCTATGTTGGCGATCAGTCTCACCCGGCCATTCGCGAGCAGGCGATAGCGTTCAAAGAGAGCGTGAGACAGGTGGTCGCCTTCTATTTGAAGGAAGCCGTCGAGCAGGATCGAATCTCGGTAGCTAACAAGCTCCGTGAGGCGGGACATCCAGAGCTGGTCCATTTGTTAGGAGAATAGAGATGGCATTTTCAGGCAATTACATGTGCACCAGCTTCAAAGTGGAGCTGATGCAGGCTGTACACAACTTCACTGCGAGCACAGGCAACACCTTCAAGCTCGCGTTGTACGACAACAGTGCGTCGTTCACGGCTGCCACGACGGCCTACACGTCGACGAACGAAGTTTCGCCTTCGGGTTCATACTCGACTGGTGGCGGCACGTTGACGAACGTCACGCCGACCTCGAGCGGTACGACGGCGTTCACGGACTTCGCGGATTTGTCGTTCACGAGCGCGACGATTACTGCTTACGGTGCGTTGATTTACAACGACTCGGCGGCAGGCGATCCGGCCGTTTGCGTGTTGGACTTCGGTGGTGCAAAGACCTCGACCAACGGCACGTTCACGATCATCTTCCCGACGGCTGACGCGACGAACGCAATTATCCGTATCGCTTAACGGGGGTCGACATGGCCCTTGTCCTTAAGGATCGCGTTCAGGAAACCACGACTAGCACTGGCACGGGAACAATAACCCTAGCCGGTGCTGTCACCGGCTTCCAGTCGTTCGCTGCTATTGGTAACGGCAACGAGACCTACTACGTCATTGCCGCTCAAACGGGCGGTCAATGGGAAGTGGGCGTGGGCACGTATACGTCGTCAGGTACTACCCTGTCGCGAACCACGGTGCTGTCGTCCAGTAACTCCGGTTCGCTGGTGGATTTTACCGCCGGCGTAAAGAACGTCTTTGTTACCTACCCGTCTGAGAAATCGGTCAATGAGGATCTGCTGGGCGATGTTACGGTAGCCGGCTCGATCACGGGCGAGGAGCTACTGGCCTCGAACGGCATCGTGCTCAACAAAGACATCTCTGCCAGCAACTATACGTTCCCCGCCGACTACAACGGCTTGACCGTCGGTCCGCACACCGTCTCCTCTGGAGTGGCCATCACGGTCGCTGCTGGCCAGCGCTGGGTAGTGATATGAGTACGATTAACGCAGGCTCTACGACACCGACAGCGCTCACGCTGACGGGCAACACTGACGGTACGCTCGATCTTTCGACTGGCGGCACCGTGCGGATGACGATTAATGGGTCCGGCAACGTTGGAATCGGAACGGCTTCGCCGACTACCATGCTGCACCTTGCAGGAAGTGCTGCTGCAGGCAAAGACACAACAATTACATTAGCAAACACAACAGCATCGACCGGACGCACGTATCAACTTATTTCCGGTGACGGCGGTCCTTTCCGAATTTACGACGCTACAGCAGCGGCTGACCGCATTCGCATTGACTCCTCCGGCAACGTCGGAATTGGAACGAGTTCTCCCGATGCAAAACTGACGGTAAACGGTGCCGCCTCGTTTTCTGATGGAACGGCGTCTGCCCCCGGTATCGCCAACAGCGGCGATTTAGACACCGGCATGTACTTCCCGGCTGCTAACGAAGTAGCCGTAACGGCAGGCGGTACGGTCGCTGCTGCGTTTAATAGCAACGGGCTGTTCTTCCGTAACCGCGTCATCAACGGCGATATGCGAATCGACCAGCGTAATGCTGGGGCGGCGGTGACGACAAGCGGCGCATTTATAGTTGATAGATTTCCTATTATTAATACAACGGACGGTGCATTTTCAGCGCAACAAGATTCATCCGTGCCTACAGGGTCGGGGTTTGTTAATTCGTTAAAAATAACTACCACGACAGCAGATGCAACGCTAACCGCAGCGCAAACCTTAAATACTGCCCAAATTATAGAAGGCACTAATGTCGCTGATTTGATGTGGGGAAGTGCATCAGCGCGTACTGTAACTCTGTCATTTTGGGTTCGCTCTAGTTTAACTGGCACTTTTGGCGGGTCGTTAAGAAATAACGGCGGTACCCGTTCATATCCATTTAGTTACTCAATTTCTTCTGCTGACACTTGGGAATACAAAACAGTAACTATTCCCGGCGACACAAGCGGAACTTGGCTAACAACTAACGGAACTGGAATAATTTCAGCCTTTGGTTTGGGCGCAGGCCCAGATCGCAGCGGAACAGCAGGAGCGTGGGCGTCGGCAAACGTAGTCGCCCCAACCGGCGCTGTCTCCGTCATCGGCACCCTTAACGCCACTTGGTACATCACCGGAGTCCAACTAGAAACTGGCTCCGTCGCCACTCCGTTTGAGCGTAGACCGTATGGCACGGAGTTGATGCTGTGTCAGCGGTATTACTTCAGGCAATACGCAAACAGCGGGCAATCGTTTGGCCTTGGCTTTGTATACACCGGAAATACTTTTTTGCTAATGGCTCCGTTCCCTGTACCTATGCGAGCGGCCCCAGCGTCGCTAGATCAAACGGGAACCGCATCAAATTATCAAGTTTTTGAAAACGTGAATGTCACGTTAAATTCTGTTCCAACAATAAATTCAGCAACAACAAATTTGCAGGGTGTAGCAACGGGAACGTCTGCATCAGGTCTTGATAATTTGAATCCTGTGCTGTGGCGTTCAAATGGAACAAACATATATCTTGGCTGGAACGCAGAATTATGACGTACAAAATGCTGCCAAAGCGCGATGGCGAGCCACAGATTTACGCTCGCATTGATGACGACGGTTTGTGCCGCCTGACTTGCACGGATCAATACCCAGAATTTCAAGAGTGGTTAGCAAAAGGTAACGAACCGCTGCCGCCGGATGAGGAACAGTAATGTCCACGATCAATGCCAACAGCAGCGGGATCGTTTTTACCGGTAACACGGACGGTACGCTTGACCTTGCTACGGGCGGGACCACTCGTTTAACCGTTACGTCTGGCGGAAACCTGAATTTCGCGGGCACCGGACAACGGATCACGGGCGACTTCAGCAATGCGACGGAATCCAATCGCCTTGCATTCCAAAGCAGCACAACGAATGGCGGCACTCGCGTCAACATTTTGACTAACGGCACAGGCACAGCGTCATCTTTGGACGTTTTTGGTGTAAGTGACCCAACTAATGCGGCGGTGATGCGTGTTCGTCAATCGGGAACCGAGTCGCAATTATTAGCATCCATCACCGGCACCGGCACCTACCTCCCGATGACCTTCTACACCGGAGGCAGCGAGAGGGTCAGGATAGATACGTCGGGCAACGTCGGGATCGGCGGGGCGGCAGGGGCTGCAAATAAACTTCAAGTAACAGGCACGCTTCCGACTTCAAGCGGAGTTTCAAGATCATGTATATCAACCGCTACCATTCCAAGCGGAACGACAACCGCTGCTATTGGCTTTGAAACTTCACTAACAACACAAGCAACGTCATTTACGAATGCAACAACGTATCATTTTGCTGCTTCTAACTTAACAATTGGAGCAGGGTCTGCCGTAACAAATCAAATTGGTTTTTACGCAGGAAGCGCACTCACCGCAGCCACCAACAACTACGGCTTCTTCTCCGACATCGCCTCTGGCTCTAACCGCTGGAACTTCTATGCAGCGGGGACGGCGCAGAATTATTTTGCTGGAAACGTCGGAATCGGCGTAACAGTTCCCGTTGATACAAATTCATTCGGTCGAGCGGTAGATATTCAAAGCAATACTGGCGCTGCAATTTACATGCGCGACTCAGACGCGACGACCAATTATGGATTGTGTGCGTTTGAGGGTGGCGGCACTCGCGCATTCTATTTAGGTGCATACGGTAGTGATACCGTGATGCGGTTTTTGACTAACGGCTCTGAGCGCGCTCGTATTACTGCTGGCGGCGAAGTTTATATCGCTGGAACAACAGACCAAGGCGCATACAACTTACAATGCAATGGCACCGGAGTCTGGGGTGCTGGCGCTTATGTCAACGGGTCTGATGTTCGGCTGAAGGACAACATTACGACACTGAATGACGGATTGAACATCATCAACCAGTTACGCCCGGTGACATTTAAGTACAAGCCGGGGTACTCCAAGGACCAGAGCACACAACCCGGATTCATCGCGCAGGAATTGCAGGCGATCTTGGCTGGTAAAGACTACGTGGACGGTGTTGTGCAGGCTGGACCAAAACACCTGAATGTGGCGTATCAAACGCTCATTCCAATTTTGGTCAAATCAATTCAAGAACTCGCGGCAAAAGTCGCCGCATTGGAAGGTAAATAATGGAAATCAATCTCAAACTATCTGTTGATGAAGTTAACGCAATTTTGCAGGTGCTGGGGCAGCTTCCCACCTCGTCAGGCGCGTGGCCGCTTGTAGTGAAGATCAAGGAGCAGGCCGAGGCACAAGTGCCGAAGGAGTCTGAGCAATGAATATCGTATGGCAGATCCAACAACTGAACTGCATCCCCTCTGTTGACGGGAAGCAGGACTACGTTGTAACCGCCCACTGGCAGTGCACCGGCACCGATGGCGCGTACTCGAGCTACGTGTACGGCACCTGCGGCTTCGCGGTCGTCGAGGGCGGCACCTTTATCCCGTACGCCGATCTCACTCAAGACGACGTGCTCAACTGGTGTTGGGCGAGTGGAGTTGACAAGGCCGAGGTGGAGGCTAACGTGACGCAGCAGGTGCAGAACCTGATCAACCCGCCGATCGTCACCCCGCCTCTGCCGTGGGTACCTGCTGGAGCATAAGTAATGGCAACCATTAACGCCGCCGTAGACGGCATCGTATTGACCGCAGATGCGACTACCGCCCTGAACATTCAGTCCGGCGGCGTTAATGCCATTCAAATTGCTGCTGGTGGGGCAACCACGATCCCGACACTCTCCACCTCGGGCAGCACGATCTCGTCCGGTAATTTAGCGTTCACGGGCACTGGCCAGCGCATCACGGGCAACATGACTTCTGGGATTACAACCGGAAATCCCCTTGCATTTCAAACAAGCACAGCAGATTCGCTTACACAACTTTATATAATTCCAAACGGAACTTCAAAAAGTTCTTATTTACTCTTGGCGAGCGGAACATCCGCTAATGAAAATTTTTTCCAGATTGGCTTAAACAATGGTGGAAGCGTAGCGGGAATAACTACTGGCATCATCGGCACCGGCACCTACCTTCCGATGGCCTTCGCCACCGGAGGCAGCGAGAGGGTCAGGATTTCTACGGCTGGCGAAGTCGGTATTGGCAAGGTACCAACAGCCGGTCGCGTGCTCGATGTCAACGGCGATGCGTGGTTTAACGGTGTTCGTGTGGGTCTTGGCGCTGGCGGTGTTTCGTCAAACACGGCTGTTGGTGATGGCGCACTTGCATTCAACACAAGTGGTGCAGGTAACAACGCCTTTGGTCGTAACGCATTAGTATCCAACACAACCGGATTTGGTAACGTAGCAGTAGGTAGTGGAGACGCAGGTACTCTTGCTCCAATGCAGCAGAACACCTCAGGCTATTACAACGTAGCCGTAGGTAACGGAGCGCTGTATGACAACACCACGGGATATGTAAACACCGCCGTTGGCAGAAATTCCTTATTAAGAAACACAACCGGAAATAGTAACACCGCAGTCGGGCATAGCGCATTATTGCTTAATACGACTGGAGTACAAAATACAGCAGTAGGTACTGGCTCATTACAAAACAGCACTACCGGGCAGTTAAACACCGCAGTTGGATATTTATCGGCCTATAGTTGTACAACAGCAAGCGGTTTGACAGCCATTGGATACGCTTCGCTGTATTCAATTACAACAGGTATTTCAAACACCGCTGTAGGGCTTTACTCCGGTTATAGTATTACTACTGGCGTTGGAAACAACTGCTATGGGTATTACGCAGGATTTGGGGTAACAACTGCAAATTACAACGTTTTTGTTGGGGAACAATCAGGCTATTACGGCACGACCACTACCACAGGTGTTGCTAATACATGCGTCGGCGGATTAAGCCGTGCCTCTGCTGGAAATACTAACTACGAAATTGTTATTGGGTACGACACCCAAGGCAAGGGAAGTAGTACAGGCTTCATCAACCCTGCTGGTGGCGGCGTCTACCAAGGCAACAATTCGTCCACTTGGTCTACGACTTCAGATCGCCGCCTGAAGAAAAACATCGTTGACAACAACGATGGCCTTGCAAAGATCAATCAACTTCGTGTCCGTAACTTTGAGTACCGTACCGAGGACGAGGTTGATCCTGAACTGCCGAAGACGGCTGTGATTAAAGTACCCGGAGTGCAGCTTGGCGTGATCGCGCAGGAGATCCAAGAAGTCCTGCCTGAGTGCGTGAAGCAAGAATCCACCGGAGTGTTGTCGGTAGACTCCGACCGCTTGATATGGCACTTGGTTAACGCCGTGAAAGAATTGTCAGCCGAAGTCAACGCGCTGAAAGCGAAACTAGGAGAGTAAAATGGCAGATTTCCCCGATGTGCAGTTGGCTGCACCCTACGTTGCCCAGCAGGAGTATTCCGCTGACGTAGTAGATGTTCTTCAGATTGACGATAACGTGGCTATGAAAAGGCTAGCCGTGTTCTGCCAACTCGGAACAAACCCGAGCTTCAAGTACTGGGTCATGGTCATGCAGGGCGACAACTACACGGTTGACTGGACGAACGAAGACATCGTAAACGCCATCCAAGCCTTCTTCGCAACTCCGCCAGCCTAGTTAAATGCTCGGCTTTACCCCATTTGCATCGGCTCCATTTGCCTCGGCAGGCGGGGTCGATGCGGTTGTTAGCGTCACTGGGGTACAAGCTACCGGCCAGGTGGGCACGGCTGCGGTCACGGGATCCGCAAACGTCACGCTCACCGGTGTTCAGGCAACAGGACAAGTCGGCACCGTCACGGTTGCCGCAAACACAGATGTTCTTGTAACAGGCGTTTCGGCCACAGGTTTTGTTGGATCTGTCGCCGTCACTGCCGATGCCAATGTCCTACTCACGGGCGTTTCGGCTACAGGCTTTGTTGGCACAGCAGCGGTCACGGGCGATGCGAATGTGCTCGTCACCGGCGTGTTTGCGACCGGCGAGGTTGGTACTGTCGCAGTTGCCGGCAATACCGATGTCCTCGTTACGGGGGTCTTCGCCACTGGCGAAGTCGGCACAGCAGCGGTCACGGGTGACGCGAATGTCCTCGTTACGGGGGTCTTTGCTACCGGTCAGGTCGGTGTCGCAGCCGTTACTGGTGATGCAAATGTCCTCGTCACCGGGGTCTTTGCTACTGGCGAAGTCGGCTCGGTCGTTGTCACTCCGTCGGTCGAGGTATTCGTCACCGGCGTATCGGCCACAGGCCAGGTCGGGGTGGCCGCTGTTACGGGCAATGCCAATGTCTCGCTTACGGGCGTCGAGGCCACTGGTCAGGTCGGCTCGGTCGTCGTCGAGGCCGGAACTGACGTCTTTGTCACAGGGGTGTCGGCCACTGGTCAGGTCGGTGTTGCAACAGCCACGGGTAATGCCGACGTTACGCTCACCGGAGTCTCGGCCACCGGACAGGTCGGCACCGTACTTGTCGTCGTTGGCGTCGATGTACTCGTTACCGGTGTATCGGCCACTGGTTTTGTCGGCACCGTCCAAACCTCCGCCAACGCGGATGTCTTTGTTGTCGGTGTATCGGCGATCGGCGAAGTATCCCAAGTCACTGTTTGGGGTAATATTGTCCCGATACCGACCGGCCCGTGGGCCGTGGTCGATGATGCGCAAGCCTCGGCTTGGGCGGCCGTGAACAGTTCTCAGTCGCCCGGTCCATGGACCGTGGTCGATGATTCACAAACCTCCGGCTGGGTTGTTGTGGATGACTCTCAACCAGCCAGTTGGACGCAGATCGCTGCCTAGAGGGCATAGAAGATGAGCACTAGTACGTTTAGCACGAACTTAGGCATTGAGTTGATGACCACGGGTGAACAATCAAACACCTGGGGTGATATCACCAATATCAATCTTGGAACGCTGATCGAACAGGCGATTTCGGGATACGTCACGCAGTCTGTTCTTACGGGCACGGACACGACGATCACCATTCCGGATGGCTCCACGGGCGTCGCTCGTAACATGTACATCGAGCTGACGGGATCCGGTGGCAGCAACACCAACCTGATTGTGCCGGCCAAGAGGAAGCTCTACTTTATCTACAACAACACCATGTCGGGGCAGGTCACCGTTAAGGTTTCTGGCCAGACGGGTGTGTCGGTTGCGAATGGTAAGAAGGTGATTTTGGTCTGCGACGGCACGGACGTGGAGCTTGCGACGAGCTATCCCACGACGCCGGTTGCGGTGACAGACGGCGGTACAGGCGTCACGACGAGCACCGGTACGGGCAACGTCGTTCTTTCCACCTCGCCGACACTGACAACGCCAAACCTCGGCACGCCGTCGGCTTTGACGCTCACAAACGCGACGGGATTGCCGTTAACCACGGGTGTGACCGGCACGTTGCCGGTAGCTAACGGTGGTACGGGCGTCACGACAAGCACCGGATCGGGAAGCGTGGTGCTTTCGAGTTCTCCTGCGCTTACGACTCCGAACCTTGGTACTCCGTCGGCCGCGACTCTCACGAACGCGACGGGATTGCCGTTGACCACGGGCGTGACGGGCACTCTGCCCGTTGCAAATGGTGGTACCGGCGTTACGACAAGCACCGGCTCGGGCAATGTGGTGCTCTCCACATCGCCTGCTTTGACGACGCCAAATCTCGGCACTCCGTCTGCGGCAACGCTGACCAATGCGACGGGCTTGCCGCTTTCGACAGGCGTGACCGGTACGTTGGCCGTGACCAATGGCGGTACGGGCCAGACGAGCTACACCGACGGTCAGTTGTTGATCGGTAACAGCACCGGCAACACGCTCAACAAGTCGACTTTGACGGCAGGTACTGGCATCAGTATCACCAATGGCGGCGGCACGATCACGATCGCAGCCACCTCCAGCGGACTGAACGGCATCACAAGCTCGACCGTTACGGCGCTCGGTGTCAATGCCGGCGATAGTGTGACGAGTGCGACCAACACGACGGCGGTTGGCTACGAAGCCGGCACTGCCGTCACGACGGGTCCGAACAATACTTTGGTCGGATATCGCGCCGGCTTGGCGATCAGCACCGGCACGAGTTCAACGGTGGTCGGAAACGAAGCTGGTAGCCAGTACAACCGAAGTTATAACACCTACGTCGGATATTTCTCTGGTCGCAACGTCGACTCCAACGAAAACACGGCGGTCGGTTATTCGGCGGGGCAGGGCGCGACGGGTGCAACCGGTGCCGCCAACACGGCTGTTGGCGCGGATGCGCTGCGAGTATTCTCAACAGGCGGCTTTAACACCGCAGTAGGTGCTGCGGCTGCAACGGCGGTAACGACGGGTACTTACGGCGTTGCCGTCGGCTATCAAGCGCTGCTTGCCGGAACGACCGGTACAGGCAACACGGCCATTGGCGCGCAGTCAGGTGCGGCCACGACGGTTGCCAACAACCAAACCTTTGTCGGATATCGCGCTGGTCGCAACGTCACCAATGGATCAAACACTTCTGTTGGCCGCGACGCACTATATGGCAGCACCAGTTCTGGCGTTGCAAATAGCGTGGCAGTCGGTGCGTTTGCTTTAACTAACGTTACCGCAGGCGGATCTCACGTCGCGGTTGGCTATAACGCCGGGTTAAACGTAACGGATACTAACTGGTGTACGCTGGTTGGAAATGGCGCGGGGCAGTTCATAACTACTGGCGCTGCCAATACGATAATTGGTTATAACGCTGGTGGAAGCCTTACTACCGCAGGCACCAACTGCGCCCTTGGTGACAGTGCGTATAGCTCCAGTGGAAACTACAGTAACTCTACCTGTCTGGGTTTCAACTCTAACGTTACAGGTGGCGCGCAGGTCCAGCTTGGAGACTCGAGTACCACGACCTATGCCTATGGCACCGTTCAGAATCGTTCAGATGCGCGAGACAAAACAGAGATCCAAGACACTGACCTTGGCTTGAACTTTATTTTGGCGTTGCGTCCCCGCAAGTTTAAGTGGGACATGCGCGAAGACTATCGCACGAAGCCTCCGGTTAAGCCGGATGCGGCGGACTACGAAGGCCAGGAGGCCGAGTACAAAGCGGCTATCGCTGCGTGGGAAGTGGCCTATGCGAGCTGGCAGGAGTCGGTGGATCTTAGCAACATCGTTCATGACGGCACGCATACTCGCAACCGATATCACCAGGGTTTGATCGCTCAAGAGGTCAAGGCAACCATGGATTCCATGGGCGTCGACTTCGGTGGTTACCAGGACCACAAGATCAAAGGCGGCCAGGATGTCCTGTCGATTGGCTACGAGGAGTTGATCCCTCCGTTGATCAAGGCTTTCCAAGAGCTCAAAGCCGAGTTCGATGAGTACAAGAGGACGCACCCATGATGACAATGGTCAGTACTTTCCTGTCCTTCCTCGCAGGCGGACTGCCTAAGATCCTTCAGATCTTCCAAGATCGGCAGGACAAGAAGCATGAGTTGGCTCTTGTGGCGGCGCAAAAGGAGCGTGAGCTCGCTTTGGCCGAGCGGGGCTTTCTCGCGCAGGCGCGCGTAGAGGAGATCAAACTCGAGCAGATCCAAACGCAAACCGCAGCCGAAGAGCGTGTGGCGCTGTA